TTGACCAATCCAATTCTGAGTCATCTCTGTTCTTTTTACGATTTGCCTTGTAGTAAGGAAAATAATCTCTACGCCATACATTCATATTATCAACACAGATAACAATTTCTCCATAATCATTAGAGAATTTTTTCCTGTTATAGCGAATACTATTTAAGAACATGTGGCGAATTAGATTTTCATCTAGGTCCACATTTGTGTGATTTCCAATACTTGCAAATAGGCTTGCCAGCATTACCTGGTTATAATCAACTAATATCATAATTTAAATCCAAAGTTTATTTTGTATATTTTAATCCATTTCTGGGTCAATGTCAACACTTTCTTCAATATTTCTTTTAAAACCACCTGTCACGACCTCTCCATCATCTGTTGTATGTGATAACACATTTTCACGAGCAAACGCATGTAGCGGATGTTCTACGTCCATAGAGAGTAAGTGTAATGATTTAATGGCCTCGAAAACTAAAATCATATTCGGAAAATATTTGTCAATATTATCATCAAAATTACATCCAGCTCTATCCATCTCACCTAAAACATTCTCCCAAATGATTTGAGCTAGTTCAGACGAATAACTTTCCTTATATGCAAGTAATCTTTCCTGCACATCTTTTGGACTTAAAGGAGGTTTGTCTAAATGAATTTTTGGAAAATTAACTACATTATCCGGCTTTTTCGACATTGTCTAGTACATTCCTTATGACAGCATTCCACATATTTACAAATGATGGAATATTATTTCGCGCAAGGGCAAATCTGTCCGAATAGGTAAACCCATTAAAGTAGTTAGGGTCAGTCTGCATTGAAGTCAGAATTTGTCTAGCTACCGCAAACGCATAATTTGCATGTTTTTGTGGGTCTTCGATGTAATCATACATCACCGTAGCGTTTGCTGCTGTTTCTGGTAAGGCCGCAAAATTTGGGTGGATACAAATACATTGGCTCTTAATAGCTTCGATTAGTGCAATACATGATGTTTCTGGCCAAATATTTGGATATAGGAAAATATGTGCTTCCTGTAAAGCGGCCAATACCTCAGCATTACTTTTGACACCGTGATAAGTCATATTTGGATGAGCTTCAATGTTTTTATAAAGTCCTTTATAGGCTTCATCTCTATCTTCCCAACCATAAATGCCAAAACCAGAATAAACATCTAAATGAATATTATCGAATTGTTTAGATAGTGCATCGAATACAGGAACTAATAATTCCAAACCACGATGCGGAGTTGTGTGATAAATGAAACGAACCTTGTCAGTAGCCATTTGTACTGGAGCATATTCCTTTTCAATCGCGTTATGAATGACTGAACATTTAGAATATGGAATTCCAAATCGTACAATATATTGGTCTCTTTGCCAAGATGTCACAAAAACAAAATGGTCAAATTTTTCCCAACCACCATCATTCAGTACTCTATTTTCTGGGTCAACCGCAAGGTCGTGACACCAAAGAATATTTGGCACGTCATCATATAATTCTCTAGGTCTTGATAAGTGAATTGCTACCTTTGATAGGAAATCTTTATCAACATTATTGACGAGACGTTGTCTCATCATTTCAGTTCCACCGTTAGAATTTTTTGATAATTCTGTGTTGATTACTTCGCCCTTATATACTACGCTCATTGTAAAGTTGCTCCAATTTCATCGACAGCTGTTTCAATCTGAGCTTGAATTTCCTGTCTTAATATATTTAATTCTTCTTCCAATACACTAATTGCTGTATAGTATTGCCCACCTGCTTGTGCGGGAATTTTAGCTTTAAGGTCTGCAATTACTTCCTGTATTGCATCATACTTATCCATTTTATTCATCATTTTAATTCTCCATAAATTTTATGTGACTCACGTTCATTATCAAATATCTGTTCAAGTGTTAAATCAGTACCTTTCATACTCCACCAACTATCCAAAAATTCGTAAGAGTAAAAAGCAGATTTTGCTTGTTCATTATAATAATATATATTCTTTGAGCGAAAATCTTTCACGTTGTGATTGAAAAGTGGGAATGTAATCACCAATCCAAATCCATGTAAAAGATTATTCTCAGTTGTGACTGGACTTCCTAGTGGCATACGATAATGGATATTACCATTTCCAAAATCATCAAAATAATATTCAACAATTTTCTTTGCGTATTCGCGTTTCATGATATAAGCCTGTAAACCATGGTCCCATAATTCTCTTTTTCTAGGAATCATTGGAATGTATTCGTTGTTTACATCATAGGGATATTCAAATACATTACATAAATGCAATGCGCCCCAGTCCCAATTATTACACTTCTCGATATATTCAAGAAGAGTAAAGTTCCAGTATTGTACTGTCTCGTAATCTAAATCGTCCTCAAAGAAAATACCATACTCTTCATCAGTATTTTCATACCACCATTTGATGGTCAGCATATGTGAGGAGGTGACACCTTTTGTCGTTGTCTCACATGCGAATTCGTCACCGACAAACTTGATCGAATTGTCGTTATATCTTTCGTAGGAATGTATACGGATGTCGTCAATGCCGAGCCGAGCAAACTCATTTCGAGTCCATTCAGCTCTGTCTGTACATTCTTTAAGATTGATTATGTTCGGTTTCGGTATTCCCTTCAGCTTGTTCTTCAGTTCTATCAAGATTATAATCTTCCTTTAATTCATTGTAAATGTCAGTTAATATATTGTGGAAATTACGCACAGAACCGTTATTATGTACTCTGTAGGTCTTTAAATTTAATTCTTCTTTTAATACGTAAGCTTTATCTACTGGTGTTTCAAATCCAATAGTAAACTCTTTAATTAAGTTGCCATTAAAATATCTACGTGAATCAGTAGAGTAATCATGGCCTTCTCTTGTCAGCTGAACAATAACAACATTTTCCGTTCCAACTTTTTCAATGACAGGTTCAAGTTCTTCAATAAAACCACCATCAGCAATAGCATAATTTACGCCTTCTTGGATTTCCTCAGCAACACGCTGACCAAAATAATCCTTACCGTGTACAGGTTTAATTACATTTTCGGAAACGTGAATCATGGCTTGTCGTCTTGATAAATTATCTAGAGCAAATTCTTCTCGTTCCTTAACTTCTCTGTCATTATATCCTTCCATAAACCATTCTTTGTTCACACCGTAATGATTCATTGTTTCTTTAAATAGCTGATACTTAAAACTCAAGGCTTTAAAACCAAAAACCTCCTTAAATAAATCAGCTGCCTCGTCTTTGCCAGAGGCTGGTGGTCCGTTAAAAATTACTATCATAAGTTTTCTCTATATTCTTGGAATCCATATTTACAGATATAATAAGCATCTACAACGTCAGTTATCGGATTCCAACTTTTGTTTATTATACCACATTTCTCTCGAATGTCAACCCCTGTTTCAGATTCAAAAGCTTCTATCATCATTTCTTTATTTGCGTTTCCTTTACCAGTCGCAAACTTTTTAATCACAGTGGGAGCGTAAACACCAAATTTTCTTTGTTCTTCCCAAAGTTTGTGTTTGAACAAACCAGCATTTTCTGCAATTTGGAAAACTCTTCCAACCGCGCCAAATGCATAGCCCTCGATACCAACAAAATCAGCATCAAGAACTTTTTCTAATGACCACGAACCAAGTATATCATATCTTTCTTGGTCGTCAGCCCAATTGTCAGGATACATTGTTGCGATATACTGACCTTTATCACCTTGCAACAATTTTTTCTGTTTTACATAATAGTAAAATTTACAGTTATCGTATGACCAATCCTCTCCGATATGTACACAGATGGCTGGACTAGATAAACTGTAGTCAACTCCTGCAAATTTCATAATATACTCCATAATTTAACTATAGAGATATTTATTCAATCTGCTCTATAAAAAATATGCGAACCTATATGTCCTACAAAATGAAAACTTGGAGCCCAAGGAGGTGAAACATAATTTGCATGATAATGAGTTGCACCCTCTGTAAGACCTCTGTACATATCTTTATTTAAAATTTGATATGATATAATCAGAGCCTCAGCCCAGGAATCAGATTCGATTGGGTCATCTTTAAATCCGTCACAATACCAACTGAATTGACATCGTCCTTTAACTGGAACTTCTCTTCCTCGTTCCAACCACCATTCAGATAGTTCAGCCTGGAATATTACTCCACATACCGTATCTGGATATCGTCTATCATTTACTCGGTTTAATACAACATCAGCAACTGCAAATTTACCGGCCATATTTTCACTGCGCGCCTCATGGTAAATGTTGAGAGCCATACATCGTTCAGCTTCTGATGGTATATAAGGCTCTTCAAGCGTGATTGCCGAAAGCGGTGCTGACAATAAAATTGCCAACGTAATTAATTTTTTCACGATTGTCTAATATATGAATCTAATAATTCGTCGCCTTTTAAGGCCTTACCGAATGTGTGGATATGTTTTCCATCTTTATGTCTTTCGATAATTCCACAATTATATTCGATATCAGTGACAGATTCTTTTCCATACATTGTATCTTGTGGTCTGTCATCATACCACATAGAGGTAAAAGAATGTACATGAATACCTTTAGTTTTCATTGCCCATTCCTCGGCCTCTAATAATAGCCTTTGCCTTTCTACTCTATCGTCATATTGCGTCATTACTCTTCCTCCTCAAAAGATAATTGTGCTTTATGTAAAAAGAATTCAAGTTGAGTTGCACACCCATCTTCAACAGCAAGTTGCGCGAACTCTTCCAAATCAGTATCTGACATTTTAGCAAATACTTCTACTAAGTTTTTCATCATATATTACTCCTCATACAATCCATTCCAATCCTTCGGATATTGCATCTTGAGCACATTGGACATAATCTCTATCTTCCTCGCTCAAAATACTCCAACATCTTGAAATCTTTAATGAAAGTTCATAACACTCATCTCTATTCTCGAGATGATAATTACTTTCCATATAACCTTGTAAAGTGTCAAGTCTTTGAATTGTCTTTTCTTTTAAATTCATAGCTTTTCACCAGGACTAAATCCTCTGAATGTTTTAAATCTTGGGAATCTGAGACTGTAGACTTCCTCTCCGTCAGCGAGACTGAATGAATCAGCTCTGATTTCCACTAGTTGTCCAATTACAGCATCTTGGTTTGCCCAGATGTCTGTTCTGTCATCATCAGTTAAACCACTACCAACTTTGACACGAATATCTTTACCTTCGTCATGTCCTTCACAAACAAGAGCTCCTAATAAACCCTCATTTTTACCAGTACCTTCCTCGAGTTCGACAACTGTGAGTGTGACTTCGATATAAGGTTTCATTTTTAACCAGGCATATGTTCTTTTACATTCATATATGCCGTCAATAGGTTTAATCATTACACCTTCATAGCCTTTTTCAATGGCAATCTTATTTAGGTTTGCGAATTTTTCCCTACCTTCTTCGGAATCAAAATCCACTTCCCAATAATCAACAACCTTGATAGCTGGGTCAATGTTTTTATATTCTTCTAAATGATTTTTCCTTTCGATTTGTGTCGCACTACTTTGACCTTCCTCAAATTCGTCTAATGGAATCACATCAAATAAAGCCAAATACGCATCTTGAGTTTGTGCGTTTTCCTTACGATTGACTTGTTTCATAAGCGATTGGAAATCTTCAGACATAATTTCACCATCAAAGACAGTGCAATCGTATTCTGGTTTATTTAAAGCTTTCTCAATATGTGGAAAGTTATAGAGTATTTTACCGTTTCTAGAATATATTGTGACTGAACCATTTTTGACAATCGCCAAAGCTCTGATACCATCATATTTGTATTCTACAATACATTCACCTTTAATTTTTTTAGGGTGGTTATCGCCATTGTTTGCTAGCATACAACCGAACACAGGTACGATTGGGGAAAGTCCTGCGACCTTTGCCATTTTGTTAACGGTTTTCTCACTGATACCACATCTAAGATCTTTAATTAAAAGTCTACGATACCAGTCATTCCATTGTTCTTGCGTAGCTTTTGCCATTGCAACCAATATTGCATCTCTCGCTGCGTTTCCTGTCAATTCTCTATTTTCAAGGTCACGAGTAAGTTGTTTGAACTCTTCAAGGTCGAGTCCTTCGCCTGTTGGGTCTTTTTTAACTGGGATATCAGCAACGCCAAATGTAATCATGGAATCAAGAGCGACTCTCAATCCCCAAACGAATTCTTGATTTGATAAGTGTTCTGATATTACGGATTCTTTGAATAAACGACTATTGTCGCTCTCAAGATGTTGAAGTATTTCCCAAGGTTTCATATCAATTAACATAATAAAAATCCATTATAATACATTTAAAAGCAAATGTCAACCCCTATCCTTTAAAAAGGGATATCTTGTATATGCTGGGTGAGCAAACTCGGAGGATAATCCAGATGGTACTTTGTTGACGGGGCGGTCACCAGTATCCAGATTATCACCCGATTGCGTCAGATATGAAAAATCATTATTGGCAATAAACTCACGAATCTTTTTCACCATTTTCGTTCCATTATTTAATAAGTCATGATTATATTCCATATCTAATGTAATTGTGACTCTTGTACTTTTAGCCATTTCTTCGGTCCTGAGCTTGTTTTTTTCTTTCTTTTTCTTTGTCTCCAAAGATTCTATCCCACTCTTTATCAAACTTGGTTCTATCTTTCACGGGTCTAGGTTTACTTCCTTTACCGCCGTGCCATTTATCACTCATTTTTGTATAATACCTCGTCACAATGTGGGCACTTTAAATCAATTCCTAACAATTCTGTAATCGCTATATGTTTTTGCCAATCTTCTCTTAATTGTTTCAATTCATTTAGAATTTCATCAGTATCTTTTTTTATGTGACTATTAGTTGGATGTCCCATTTTGTCTCCTTTGGTAATATTTTAAGCTACATTCCGGCCCACAAAAAGGCTTGGCAGGAGAACCTTCTTCTCTTGCTGTATGATATTTTACATTTGATACTTCTATTTCTTTTTTGCATACATAACATTTTACCATTTGAGGTCTATAAGTCATTAATTACGCCTCATCTTAGCAATGTCTTCAGCCTGTGATGTTCCTTTCATAACCGGAACGGCATTACTTTTATGCATAGTAGCAATACCTACGATTAAGTCTCCAGTGTATTTTTGTGTTTCTTTATATGTGCCAGAACCACCACTTGATGATGATGTCAACGAAGGATAGTTTGGAGTTTCCCTACGATATTTTGAAGTTTCATTGTAAGGTTTGAAATGTTTATAATCGCGAGGGTCTGGCATTTTTACACGACCAAAACAATAGTCCAAATAATCCTCGAACTTATTATAACGAAGGTCGTGCATACCTTTTTGTTTCATGCTTTTATTGTGTGCTCGCCATTCGACTTCCAATTCTTGAAGTCTTGCTTTTGTAATTTTGATTTTTCTCTTTTTGGTATTAAGAGTAGATAATCCGCGTGCTAAGCCCATAATATAAATTCCATAATCAAAGTGAAATGGTGGTCGTTCCTTCGGTGTTCCTTACTTTCAGTCAGTATGTCGCTGGTTCAGGCGTTACTCCCGGAATCAGTATTCCCACCAATTCAAGTATATTATAACAAATCTAAAATGATTTGTCAACAAAAATTATCTTCTGAAACCTCTTGGTAGATTACTCACATTTTGTGAGGCAACTCTTTTCAGATGTCTTTTTCTACCTTCGGCGGCTTTACGCTTTCTTTTGGCAGTTGGCTTTTCGTAAAATTCTCTAGCTTTTAATTCTTTTAAAATCCCAGCTTTTTCAATCTGTTTTCTAAATTTCCTTAACGCTATATCGAAAGGCATATCTTGTGGTGGCCTTCTATCTTTTGGATGTCTTGGCCTTGCTCTTAAATCAACGGTTCTCCCATTGATTTGTTTATTATTAAATTTTCTCATATGTTATATAATAACACGTCCAGATGCAAATGTCAACACTTTTTTTAACTTTTTGCAATCCACTTATCATAAGCTTTTTTATCAACAACGCCTTCGGCTAAAAGTTTGACTCTATTTTTGAGATGTTGTGCTTCAACTTCTTCCTTACTCCCACCTGTATATGGTACTCCATGTCCCTCTTGGAACATAATTTCTGTGACCATACACCAGCGGTCTTCTTCTGGATAATAAACATTAAAGTCACCTAGGATTCTACCAAACTTACCTTTGGCGTCTTCTCCACCTCGGCCTTTAAATGTTTTTAGAATTATATCTTTTGTTAATAATTCTTTTAATCTTTTCTTCGCAGCGAGTCCAAATAATTTTTCAACTTTATTCCTAGTTCTGGACTCTGGTGTGTCAATTCCCATAATACGAACACGCTCATTACGCATCCAAACACCAAACCCCAAATCAATATCGACATCTACTGTATCTCCATCTACTACCTTGAGTAGTTTTGCTTTATATTCGTACATCTGTTTCTCCATCATCAGGATAATAATTACTTCTTCGGTGGGCAACCTTGCTTTCCCAATGGTCTAATGCTCTTCGAATTGCATCTTCCGCCAATACACTACAATGTATTTTAATTGCAGGTAATTCTAATGCAGTAGCTATATCCTTGTCTTTAATCTGTTTTGCTTCTTCGATTGTTTTACCTTTTAACATCTCAATCAGTTCACTACTCGAAGCAATAGCTGAACCACAGCCATAGGTTTTAAATTTAATATCAAGTATGGTATCAGTATCTGGGTCGATTTTCAAATCAATCTTCATTACATCACCACAAGCAGGCGCGCCAGTCATGCCAGTTGCTACATTTGGGTCGTTAGGGTCAAACCTACCAACTCCGTGCGCAGCGGGATTATTAGTCACCGCCTCAAATCTTTCTATAACTTTCTTTGAATAAGGCATAACGATTATTTATTTCTTTTGCACCAAACATTTACCCACCACTTAAAATATTTTCTACCTTCTCCGTAGGCCGCTGATGCTAATCTATTATAAATCATAAAATGTTATATTTGGAAATTGTTGTTTAATTGTTTCTCGTTCTTGTACCCATTTTTCTCTTGGTTGAGATAGTTCATAACCAGGGTCATTCTGATATAAGTTTAAAGCTCCCATACCATCAAATCCTAATAAATGAATTTCATTAAATTTACCAGATTCACAGGCTAGTAATAAAGCTCTTGAACCAGAACTTATTGGGTATTCTTTAATTTTAAAAACTTTATCCGACTCTTCAACCCATGTCACATACGTGATATGTTGAGAGCCAGTATCTGGGTTTGCTGCATGACCAGAAACAACAGCTGAGATTCTATCACCTCGTTCATTTTCAACTACATTTGTATTACCCATACTTTCTACAAGTATCGGAACCATGTCTCCTGGAATTGGTTCCCATTCTGGAAAATAACATAAATGGTCGCGACAATATCCTGTGTTATATACGATAGGTTGCATTCCTACATCAGTCACTACTAACGCGTCAGGTTCTTCCTTATATGCTCCATTACAACCATAAACAAACGCATTAGGAAATTCTTTGCGATAATCAAATCCTATTCTTGATTCGCCATTTCCTAATATAATTGCTTTATTATCTACCTTGTCCACGGTACTTTTTAAAAGATCTTTTCTTTGCCTTATTCATCGTAGCCATACTTTTTGGTCTTGCACCAATCGAGGTACCCTTTTTGACACCAGTATGAGTCGACGCGTATGCTTTACTTTTTGTCGCCATTTATCCCCTTATATCCATTGTCCACTTACAAATGAGTCAATGATTTGTATACATGTATATTGCAAAAATAATGCACCTGCTATGAATAAAGTAGGATATATTGCATTTG